TCCGTGTCCGCCTGATACTCCAGTCGAACCCATTATTCCAAAGTCAGCTCCAAAAATTCCACAAATTAAACAGTTAGCACATGTCTGTGTATGTCTCGGTCCCCATGCGTCACCATTACACATCCATCCTCCGCAACCACCTGTAGTACAGAAGTTACTTAGATTATGTCCGTTTACATAACTACGACATCCCATACTTGCTCCACAAGTATGTGATTTTGAACATGGCCATGTACCGCCAGCACAAATTGTGTATGTACATCCTGGACAAGTACTAACAGTTTTTACAGCATAGTTACCTCCTGATCCACCTGCTGAGTGCGAACAGTAGTTACAGCATGTTTGTCCAGCACCTGCTCCTCCACCTGACCAAATCTCAAATGTAACTCTCGAAGCACCTGTAGGGACTGTCCAATAACAACATTTTCCGTTTGCTTGTTGGCAACAATCTCCAGCGTCAGCACAATGATGACATTGTAGTCCACGCTCGTTATAGACCCAAAAAGTATTGTACTTGTTACCTGCCTGTGCGCCTAGTTTAGACGCACCAATACTATTATCTTGAAAGTTATCAGATGTTAGTGTTTTATAACTTGCATATGTTGCCATAATTTTTCCTTATACATACGTAATCTTTACTATTCCTGATCCGCCTTGACCTGATCCGCCAGCACAACATTTTGCCCAGTTATTACAATAACTAGATGTACCCGGAGTTCCTCCTCCTGCTGGCCAATTAACGTGACATCCACAAGCACACCATGCTTCGTTTGTTTGTGTTGCTAAGTGCATTCCTATTCCTGCGCCAGCACCTGACCATGATGTTTGTCCATGACATCTACAAGTAGTTGTACCTGTTTTCATACCTGCTGATCCTGTAAATCCAAAATCCGCACCAAATATACCACAAATTCTACAGTTAGCACAACTAGAAACAGCATGCCTTTGACCCCATGCGTCTCCGTTACACATCCAGCCGCCGCAACCTCCGTCAGTACAGAAATTAGATAAGTTATATCCGTTTACATAACTACGACATCCCATTCCAGCACTACAAGTGTGTGACTTACCACATGGCCAACTTCCGCCAGCACATACAGTATATTGACAACCCGGATTTGTGTTGACTGTTTTAATTGCGTAATTTCCGCCAAAGCCTCCGATAGCAAACGAACAGTTGTTACAACATGTGTGTCCTGGACCACCACCGCCGCCGCTCCATATTTCAAAAGTTACTTTGTAAGTGTTTGATGGCACTGTCCAATAACAACACTTACCATTTGCCTGTTCACAACAACCACTTGTTCTAGCACACTGATGACATCTTAATCCACGCTCATTATAGATCCATTTAACTTGTCTACACCCTGCCGCGCCAGATTGGAGTTTTGATTGTGTGATCGTGCCTGCGGGAATGCCGTCTGATGTAATTTTCTTATAACTTGCGTACGATGCCATTACTTTTGTTCCTCAATTATTATACAGTATGGATTCGCCAACCGTATGAATCACCTGAATAAACCAAGTCAAATGCCGCGCCTTCTGAATTAACAGTCAAATTAGCACTATCTCCTTGGATTAGTTTTCCGTTTCTTGCTACAGTAAGCGCATTTGAATCAAATGTTTTTCTTAGATCAAAAAATCTAATTACATCGCCTGTTGCTGGAGATGCTGGTAAAGTAATTGTAACTGCGCCTCCATTTGTATCAACGAAGAACTGTTCTCCTGAATGAGCAGTAGTACTACTCGTAACGGTTTTAGCGTTTAGAACACCTACAGGAAGCCAAGCGTTTCCATTATATAATTCTAACACATTAATTTCAGTGTTAAAACGTAATGAACCTGCTCCTGCGTCCGCTGTTCTTTGAGCTGTATTTCCAAAAGGAACAGTTAAACCTGGTGAACCTAAAGATATTCTTCTACCCATTTTTTCTTCCTTCTATTAACTTGACGGTACTGCTGTTTCAATACCCATCACAACTGCACTTACGTTAGCTGCAGATGATCTACATACAATTATCTTAGTAGTATCTGCTACAATACCTGTTCTTTCAAGTACGCCATTTGGTCCAACTGATGTATCGTATTCTAGATACTCAGCCGCTCCAGGCGTAGCATTTGTTGCTACTGCTAACCTTACGTTTGCTGTTGTACTTCCTCTGTTACAGAAAGAAACAGTAACAACACTGTAAGTATCAGCAGGAACAGTGTAAACAGATGTATCTGTTGCAGCGTTAAGATCGCTTGTTCCTAAAATTCCTGATGCCATTTTAATTTACTCCTATCATTAGTATTTAGCTATTATGTTTTACTTGTTAAGAAATACCCAAATGCTACTGGTGCTCCGTCCACTCCACCATTGAAATTCATTCCAGTGGTTACAGTAATTGGACTATTATCAGTAGTACTTATTGTATTACCTGTGATATTTATTTTACCTGCTGTAACAGCGTTTACGTTTAGAGAACTACTACCTCCACCAATCTGTGCGTTGATGTATGTAATAATTGCCCTTTGCGTCGGAACAATATTATCTGAATTAGCTGACATTGTACCGTCAGTACTAAATTCATTAATTACTGCTCCACCTTGTCCTAAGCCAACAGCACCTAGTGACAATTCTTGTAGACCTGCTAGACTGAACGCACTTGTATTCAAGCTCGCAGAACCAGTACTTTGTTCAACGTTGAACAAACGTCCTACACGGAAGTTACCGTCTTGGTCTGTACTTGTGTAGAACACTCTACCTCCACCAAATTCATTAACCTCGTCACCTGCGTCTGGTTCATATTGTGGTGTATTTGGATAGTTTGTTTCTACTGCGTTTCCTGTTCCAATGTCTAGGAAGTCGTGTCCTGTTAAACGTACCTGTGAGTAACGTCTTCTAATTGTAATATTTGTGCCGTGAGCTGGAGCTGTTTCAACTCCCAAGTTTGGTGATACTTGTAAGTTTGCTGTATAGTTACCAGCACTACCTTGTAGTTCTCTTACAAACACAACTTTAAAGTATCTGTCATCGCCCTGTAATTGTAAGTTAGCACCTTCAATTGGAACTTCTAACATACCTTGAACGTTTAAGAATTGCTCTTCTTGGAAAATATCAGCATATCCGTCTCCGCTTATAGTTGCGCCAGCTGTTTCAAAGTCAACACCTCTTGCTGTCCATGTTGGTTGTGCTAATACGCCATCACCAACTCTAACTTCATGTGGTACAGTAAGTGTTTCACTTGGGTCAGTAATTGTAAGTTCTGGTGGATTACCTGCTGTATATCCACTTCCTGGATTTACAATAAAGAACTGTGTAATTCTTCCAGAACTAACTTGTGCTCTAACTACTAATCCTGAGCCTCCATTTTGATTTGTTACTTGTACTCTAGGCTCAATTGAATACGTTGTTGTAGCATCAAGTGTTGCCGCAACACTATTACTATGGTGGAAGTTATCCCAACCTGCTGTGTTGTCGCTTTCTTTAGCTACGTTTGCTACTTTTGTTCCTGGGTTATATGAAGTAATAACTCCATATTGTCCAGCACCAACACCTGCTGTAATAACAATACGCATACCTACATATTTTGTACTGTTAGCAGTTTCAGTGTTTGAAAGTGTAATAGTTGTTGTATTACCACCTTGCGCAGTGTTTTCACTTGATGAGTAATTACGTCCACCTAATGTGTCTGGATCATTTACTAATCCGTCATTATTTTGATCTTCAGCAAAGTATGTTGATCCATCATCTGGATTACGTAGTCTAACTTCAAACACACCACCATTTACATAGTTACCGTTTGCTACACTTGCTCCATAACCTGCTCCACTTATTGTGTAAGTTGAGCTTGTGTAATTATTACCAGCATTAGTGTACTCTAAGTGAATAATTTCACTGCCATCAGTAAGTGCTCTTCCAACTTGTGCTTCAAGTTTTCTATTATTGACACCACCTGTGTTTGGTACTTCACTGCCATCAATTCCTTCAGATACAGCACCAAAATCACCATATGAACAGTTACCATTAGTACCACGTATCTTACCGCCGTTTTCAGCTAGATAACCAATATGTCCGTAGTATGAGAACACTGAAACAAGTTCTGCTCTACCTAAGTTTGTTATCCACGCACCAATACCGTCACTTAAGATTTGTGTAAAATCGTTAGCAACAATAGAGTCGTTACCACCATTGTGTAAATCACCGTCAACTTTTAAACCAACACATGCTGTACCAAATGTTGTTACACCTTGTACATATGGAGATCTATTTTGGATCCATACTCTTTCATCATCAATTCCCCAACCTGGATCTAGTGAACAATATGCTCCTGCTGTAGGACGTTTTGTACCATAAGAATTAGCACTTGGTAATGTTCCTGTCAATCCAGCAACAGTTTGATTTCTAACACCGGTACCATCTCTTAGTAAGTACATATTTTCTAATATTGAACCGTTTACACTATTACCGTAGTAAAGACCTGCGTATAGTGTTGCGTAGTTACTACCTTGGCTTACACTATGCCATAAATCGTAAATGAAAGCATCGATGTAATGTCCAACATCAGATTCACATGTAGCTTCATTAAAACTATATGATGGGTAGTTTGCATTAATATATTTTGTTACATCTCTAGCAATAAACGCTTTGTTTAGCATAAGAAGTCTTACACCAGCAATCTTATTTTGATCATCTACATAACCGTTATTACCTCTAAATGCCGGAGCTGATGAATCACCTGATGCTCCGTTAACTTCAAAGTCAATTTTGTCATAAAGTTCTTGTGCTAGATCAGTAACAATAGTTGATACACCTGCTGTACTTAACGGCTTACTTACATCCTGTGTAAGTGTATTACCAGTCTGTCTTGTAATAGCATTACCTTCAATGATATCATCAAGTATTGATTTCATATGTAGGATACCAGCAAGTGAGTATGTTGTATCGCTTGACTGTGTTTGTTGTCCTGCTGGCTCAACTCTTGTTGAACGTAATTCGTCACCAACTACAGCAACTCTTTCTGGAACTCTAATTGGAAGCACTTCTTTGTATGTTCCTGTTTTTACAAAAACAACCTTACTTAGTTTAATTTCTGCTGGTAGAGTATAACCATTACCTAGTGTTACAGCGTTTGTTACTATTGACATACCTGCTGTAATTTCAGCTAGTGCGCCTGATTCTTCAGTTTTTGTTGTGTCTTTGATTTGTAAGTATCTATCACCTGCGGAAACGCCGTCAAGTGCTTGATAATCTGCTGATGGTGTAGCACTATCTAATACATCTTCTGCTAATGAAATTACAAAATTAAGTGCAGCTACGTTTTGTGTTTCTGATCCTGTTTCAAACCAGTCACCGCTTACATTATCTTGCATAGCTTTTGCAGCTCTACGTGTTTCTACGTTTCCACCTCTTCTAAGATCTAAAATAAGTGCGTCTAAAGCAAATCCTGCTATTCTTTGGAACTTCGCTTCATCAAAACTAAATCCAATAAAGAATGGCGATGTTTGTGTAATAATCTGTCTCTTAGCCCACTTTGCTGTTTCGTAAGCAATAAACATTCTGTTGACTTCGAGTAAGTAAACAGCATTTGGATTTCTTGGACCTTTTTCTATTTCTTCACAAGCGTATCTAATTGATTTCCATGGACGGTCTAGTGTTCCACCGTTTGTTGGAAAGGCGTTGTTTACACCATTAGTAGCAACATAGTACACATCTGGAGTAGTAGCAAAATCTTTCCATTCTGGAATTCCTGTGCTTGCTACACTTAATACTTGTCCTTCATCACCTATTGGAAGTCTTGCTGGTCCTGATCCACTATAGTAAAGAATATCACCTTGTGTAGTTAGTGCACTTTCTTCAGCACCTGATGCTAAATTTTTCCAATATGTACCTAAAGAATCATTATCTGGACGTTTTGCTGTATCCGATGTATGTGCTAAAATACAAACATAACTGATAAGTCCGTAACGAACAGCATCACCAGCATCATATAATGTAGCTGTTGTCCATGTATCTTTCCATTCAATACCTTGGTTAAGTCTTGCCCAATAAGTAGTGTTTGGTGGACGATATCCTTGATGATCTGCTGTACACAAATATGTGTATCCGCCTAATCTTACAACATCACCGATTCTATAATCTTGGTTAGTTGAGTCTCCACCCCAGTCTCCTCTTAGGTTAAATCCTGAAGTAACAAGATCCCATTCTTCGCTTGTGCTTGGAAATTGTCCTGTGTTGTTAGTATTAGCAACATATTGATTACCACCGTATGTAACAAAGTCACCTTGTTGATACTTTGCTGTAGCACTCCAAGTATTTTCAAATTCTAATCCAGGTACAAATCTATCCCAATTAGCAATATCTGCTTGAAGTGTACCCAATAATGAATCATCATTTGTGGCAACAGATGTGTGTGCATTGGTACAGATATAAAGTGTAGCACCCCATAGAACAACGTCATTTACTTTGTATCTTGTACTTGTTGTCCAATCGTTTTTGTATTCAATACCTTTGTTTAGATAATCCCACTTTGACTGATCATCTTCAAGACCTAAAGTAATAGTTGCGGCAGAAGTGTGTCCGGTGTTGGCCACATAAAGTGTACCACCGTACTTAACAATATCATTTACTTTATATCTTGTGCTTATAGCCCAATTTTGTTTCCAGTCTTGACCTTCTGAGAAAATATCCCATTTTAAAATGTCAGTTTCTAATCCAAGTGTGGCAGTTGCGGCAGAAGTATGACCTGTGTTACATAGATAAACATTTCCACCGTATTTTACAAGGTCGTTTGCCTTATATTGTGTTGCTGTTGTCCACGCATCTTTCCAGTCAATTGATGTAGCAAACTGATCCCATTTTGATTGATCAGCTTCAAGTGTTGATTGGGCTGTATGTCCTGTATTACAGATATAAATGATACCACCATATCTAACAATATCATTTATTTTATAAAAAGTTGATTGTGTCCAATCTGCCTTCCAATCAGTACCATCACTAAATTTGTTCCAGTTACTAAGATCGTCGTAGAAGTTAGAAGTTGATGTGTGTCCTGTAACTGCCACATAGGTTCTACCACCATATCTGATCACGTCGTCTTTTAGATATACAGTACCAGATGACCAAGCATCTTTCCAAATAAATCTAATTCTACCGAGTTTAAATTCTGCCATTTTTTGCTCCGTTCTTGGTATTATACATATTTATCATTATCCGTTAAACTCATCTCTTTCTGTTCTGGCTGCCATAAACATATTGAGAGCGGCCAAGCCGCCGCCTAACGGACCATTTATTATCATTTGAGTCTCGACGCTTGCCATAGCATCTGGATTATTGATGCCTGCTGTGTTTGACCACGTTCTGTCTTCAAATCTTAACTGACCAGCTGTAAGTTGGTTAGTAAACAGGTTTGATCCACCACCTGTAAATCTGTTTTCAATATAAGTTTTAAGTGCTCTTTGTGTTGGAATAATACTATCTGAATTAGCAACAAAAGTATTATCTGTTGAAAATTCTCTAATAGTAGCTTGTGTACCACCAACTCTGATACCACCTAATCTTAATTCATCTAAGCCTTCTAAGTCAAAGAAGTCAGCATTTAGTGTAACACCACCTTGGGCCTGTGATACTCTAAATAATTCACCAACTCTAAAGTTACCATCTTGGTCTGTACTTGTGTAGAA